AAGAAGCGGAAGAACGAGCGGACAGACGGGACGGTAAAGCCGAAGACGGTGAACAATATCCTTGACTGTCTATCGTCTATCTTCACCCTGGCGATTGCCGAAGGGCTGCGGACGACGAACCCCTGTGCTTCGGTAATGCGGCTGGAAGTCGGGCGCTTTACAAAGCAGGTGTTGAGCCGCGAGGACGAACAGCGCTTGCTTGAGGCGTGCCGGCGGCAGCGCAGGAACAGCCGCAACGAATGGCCGGAAGTCGAGGCGGCAATTGTCGTGCTGGTTGAGGGCGGGTTTCGCCCAAGAGAGTTTTTCACAATGAAGAAATCTCAGGTGGATATAGCAGGCCGGCGCGTAGAAGTAATCTCGTACAAGCGTGGGCGGCGGCGCACGTCGGCTCAACCCAAGACGCGCATTGTTCCTATCTCGGATCGGGCGTTGCCCTATTACAAAGCGCTCCTGAAGTTGCCAGGGGATAAAGTCTATCCGCGCGACTCGATACGGGGAGCGTGGAAGACTCTCACCGAAGAAGTGGGGCTTGCCGGTTTCTGGCTTCGCTGGCTGCGTGACACAGCCAAGCATCGGTGGGAACTGGCAGGCTTCGGCCCGTTCGAGATAGCGCTTTTAATGGGCCATTCGTCGCCGCACATGACAATGAGCTATTCGCTTTTGGATCACGAACGCGCGCGGGAACTTATGGCGGAAACAAACGTTGCAAAAACGTTGCAAATAACCGCCAGGCGGGCTTGAAAGCGGCCCGCAAACTGGCGGCAAGTCGAATGGTTGTAGTTACTAAACGGAATCGGTTAAATCCGTCCACTTCTGGGGAACTACCAGAAGGAAGGATGGAACAGTAGTGAGGCCGTAAGCTATTTTGCAACCCTGTGAATGTGTTAGCGTTACGGGTAAATTAGCGTCAACATCCACAGGCTTGCGAGACTTATAAATCATTTTCCCGGCCTTCTGAGTTGTGCATACAGTTCAAGTAGTTCATTTGAGAGTGAATAGAACGTTGCAAAAACGTTGCAAAATCATTTTACCCTCGATCCGCTTGGGCCGCCCTTACCCGCGCAGCGGCGGCATATGTGGGCATATTTTCTGGCTTTTGGGTTGGCGCGCCAGCCCAGCTTGTCATAAACAAACCACTGCGTTTCGTCGCGCGTTTGCATTGTGACTCCAACTCTGCCTTTACACTTATCGCATTCAATGCGGAACTCCCACATTCCTAAAACAAGAATCTTAGTTTTCAGTGTTCGCTGTTCGTCTTTTAATATCACTCTTCGCCCTCAATGCTTCGCGTGACTTCTATCCCGTAGAATACTATCGCAAGTAGGACTGTCCCGACTATAAGAATTACAAAGGAGTACTGTGGCCATATCGCAAGCGCGACGATGACCAGCACCACAACTTGTATGAAGGCAATAACGAACCTCTGCCGCAGTTTTCGCATATCGCTGCGCATTAGTTCGTCCCCTTTGGTTTTCCACGCCTTAAACAGTTTCATGATTCCCCTCTCTCCCTCTTGCGTTCCGCTATCTCTGCCGCAATGGCTCCGCATGGTGTTTTTGGACGGTGGAAAATCTTGCAATGAGGGCAGACTATCCCCCAGACTTCGGGGACATAGTTCCGGCGGTTTATCTTCTGCTGTTCGGTTAAGGTTTCGTCGCTTTTCTTGTTCTTGTCGCTCACTTCTTCGCCCCTTTCTCAAGTTCAGCAACGCGCCTTTCAAGCTCGGCGATTCTTGCTTCTGATTTTCTTTCTTCTCGTTTTTTTTTACTCTTGGCGCAATACTCCGCGTGGCAGGAATTGCACATTAACGTCCAGTTCATGTTGTAGTTCTCTGCGGTAATCTCCGTGCCGCACTGCATGCAGGTGTTCATTCTGCCTCCTTGCTCAAGCCGTAAAGCTCGCGGTCTTCGTCGTCAAGCCAGCGGTCCGCACCCTTGAGTATTTCCTTCAAGTCGTCCGTCCCCATTTTACCAATAGGCACGCCGTACTTTGTTTGCCCTGCCTTGATGATATGCCCTGCGCTGTTGGTAACGACGTAATCGTAATGCCCTAAGTTTACGTCTGAGTGGTATCGCTGCGTGGCCTTCACGGTTAGCCCGTCCTGCGTGTGTTCAATGGTATGCAGTGTTTTCATTTCGTCCCCCTAGCGCGGATTTGTTCCATGATGGACGTGGCAGCCTCTCTCATTTGCTTGTGCCAAAATTGGCCATGCATCTTCTCGGCAATCTTCGCGCAGGCTTCGCGCTCCTCTTTGGCCCCTGCTTTAAACGCGGCGTCTTCGGCTGCGATAATGGCCTGCTCAATGGCGTCAATCCATGCGTCTCTGAGGGTGAACCGCGTTGCCGGTATTGCTTCTGCTCGCTCTCTTGGCGTCATCTCGCCCCCTTCTTTGGCCCTGCGGCAATGATATACCAGTGATCGTTGGCGATGGTTGACCAGTCCGCGTCGCCCTTGTATTGAGCAAGTCGGCTGTTCGGGACTATGCCGCGATTGAGGGTTTTGATAGTCAACGTCTTGCCCGTTGCGTCCGCTATCACTCTATCGCCTACTTTTAAGTCTTTGCCTCGCTTCGTTGTGGTGTTCATTTCTTACCTTTCGCGTCATTGCTTACGGTGAACAGTTTGCCCTTGCGTCCCACTTGTCCAGTTTTCACCCAGCCCGTCCAAGTTGACGCCTCAACGTTGCCGTTCCTCACGCGAACCTTGAGAACCCTTGCGGCTCGCGCGTCGTCGAACGCTACCCAGAACGTTTCCCCGCTTTTTATCCGCTTGTTCAATTCGCGCGGCGTGATAAATTCGCTCACTTCGTCCCTTTCTTGGCTTCGTTGCTTATCGGCACGGCTGCCTTACGAACAACATGGCCCATTGGCATGCGGGTTAGCTGGTACTGGCGTTTGAATGAGGCCAACGCGTCTCGCTTCGTCTCTCCCGTGACTGTAAACCAGCACTTCCTTGCTGGCCAGTAAATGTCAAAATTGTAAGTCATTTCCTGCCTTTCTTTGCCGTTTTCTTTGGACGGCCCGGCGACGGCCTATTTCTCACCTTTGCCAAATCGCTTTCACGAACAGCGTAAGCTCTGCCAATCCGTGTGGCTGGCAAGTCTCCGCTTTCTATGAGTTGGTTTATACGAGTGCGGTGTACGCCAAGCGCTAGGGCGGCTTCCGCAACTGAAAGTAGTTTCTCCATAGGTGTGACACTCCTACTGTAACGGCGCATTTATATCTCAACAATGCGGATTCGTCAACTGTAGAAAATATCGCTTGACAATATTCTACAACTGACTATATTTCAACTTGTACCAACTTTTGACACCGAAAGGAAAACCATTATGAACACAACTAAACTCACAGCCCCGCCGCTATTCGACGACGATTCAACCAAAGTCGCTGAACTCACAATAGCATTTCAACGCATTCACAAGCTGGCCAGCACGGCGCCAGTCAGCCCGGACGAACTGCTTTATCTGATTCGGTACGAGGCCGAAAACGGACTGACAGCCGCGCGCGCATTATCCGAACCGGCGGTAGTCTCGTAGCGTCAAGTAGTTGCAAGTATTTCTGGGAACTTGCAAATTATGCTTGATTGCAAACTTGTTAATGTGCTACCGTGAAAATGCCACGGAAGAGTAGAAAGGTATAGGTTATTTTGCGGTAAAAGGCCGCTGGTTTCCTTTCGTCTTCCGTGGCTGTTAGACGATTTCGCCAGCGGCCTTTTTGCGTTTAGGAGCTGATTATGGCGAAGAAGAAATTCGACACATCCAAGCCGCATATGCACCAATGCGTAACGTGCTGGAAAGACACCTATTGCTGCGGCGTGGGGTGCGAAATACCGAAACGCGCCCAGTGCTTAGAGTGTCAGCGCGCGTCCGGCGGTGTGGCCGAGTTTGATTACGACAACAACCCGCTCAAGAGCGCTTCCGGCTATCGGAAGACGTGGCCGGGACGGTTCGCGGTGGAACACCACACACTGCCTTACCGGGACGCTAAATAACAGGACTTACCGGCCACACCCCGGCCAGCCCTACCCTATCGAAAGGCGTTGCTCTATGAACTTACTCACCAATCCTTACGACGAATACATAGCAATCACCGTGCTCGTTGGCGTAGCCGCGTTCATTGCCGGCGGACTTGTCGGCTACTGGATTCGCGCCCAGAAAGACGAAAACTATATCCGCACGCTGCGGGACACAATGAGTACCCAGGCGCGAGTGATTGCACGGCTCGATAAGCGCCCACGCAAGACACAGGAAGTACAAGAGACACGCAGGCTGATTCAGCGCTAAGGGGTGGGAATGGAATTTACCCAAATCCCGAATGAGGCAATAGACCGAATGGCGGAACTGTCAGCCGGCGCATGGCGGCTTTACTGCTTCCTGTGCCGTTGCCGCAACCGCACCAGCGGCAAAATCTGCCCATCCGTTCGGACTACCGCCGAGGGCATTGACGTGCATCCCAAGAACATTTTCAAACTCAGAAACGAACTCGTGAGTGCTGGCTGGGCGCACTTCGATGGCGACTTGGCGACATTTGTACTTGGTTTCGGTGGTAGCAAAAACGCTACTGCGGACGCTGCAAACATTGAAGATAGCGCCAACGGTAGCAAAAACGCTACCGTTAAAGGCGTGAGTAGTGAAAACGCTACCGTTGGCATTGACACTCTTGAAGATAGGCCAGATTCCGAGAATGGTAGCAAAAACGCTACTGCGGCCACAATGGTAGCAAAAACGCTACCCAATGGTAGCAAAAACGCTACTGCATATAAGGAAGAACCAGAAGAAGGAACCAGAGAGAGGCGGCGCGCCCTTCCGCCACTTGGTTCTGAACCCTTCGCCCCGGACTTCGGCACTCCAGGCAAAGAGAAACCCAAACAGACCCAGGCCACGCCGACTGCCGAGCCGTTCGACGCGTTCAAACAGCGATTCCCCGACCAAGCAAACATCCACAACGAAGAAGTCATCGGCGCCGCCGGCATCACGAACCTGGCGGTGTGGGAAATCACACTGGACGCGTGGAAGGCCAACCGATACTCAACCCGCAACATTGCGGGGATGATTGAAAACTACCGCAACCGAGTGAAACGCGACCAGCAGCAACCCGCAAACCGACAAAACCGCGCGCCGAACGAGTCGGCGGACTGGCGGGACTACGCGCCTAAGTCTCAACACAAATTGCCGAACAAGCCGCGCACGTCCACTTCGGCGTTTTCGATGGCCAACTACATCGCAGCGAAACGCGAGCGGCAATTGGACACCCAGCCGGTTACCGATGCAGACGACAACTTAGAAATTCCCTTTTGACGCGTAACGAATGGTGACAACAAAAACCAAACTTGAATACGCCCTTGAATGTGCCGCGCGCGGCTGGCGCGTAATGCCGCTGCACAATATCGAGAACAAGGTTTGCACTTGCCACAAAGCCACATGCCGCACGCCTGCAAAACACCCGCGTATCCTTGACCCGCTGAAGCGCGCAACGACCGACGAGAAGCAATTGCGGGACTGGTGGGGTATGTGGCCACAGTCAAACATTGGGATCGCAACCGGCGAAGCGTCCAAGGTGGTCGTGCTTGACGTGGACCCGAAAAGCGGCGGTAGTGAGGCATTAAAGAAACTCCTCGCTGAACACGGCGAACTCCCAGAAAAAGTCGCGGCGCGCACAGGCGGAAAAGGGTTTCACCTACTCTTCGAGCATCCTGGCGGCCATTGGCCGAACACTCAGGGTTCCCCCGACCGCCCTTCACCAATCGGTCAAGGACTGGATTTTCGCGGCGACGGCGGGCTGATTGTCGCAGTCGGCAGCGAACATATATCCGGCGGTCGTTACGAATGGCTGAATCCGCCGAATGGCCATTTACCAAAAGCGCCGCAATGGTTGCTCGACAAGTTACGCAATCGGAAGCCTTCCACGGTCGTCACAAGCGACGGCGAAAGCCAGATTATCGAAGGTGGACGGCATCCCGCGCTGCGTGCGTGGGCCTGCCAAATGCGTGGCAAGGGAATGAGCAAGGCAGGTATTCGCGCGGCGCTTATTGCTGAGAACGCCACTCGCTTTGCCGAAGCTAAACCCGACGATGAGGTCGAGCGCCTGGTTGAGTGGGTTTGCAAGTTCGTGCCTGGCGATGTTCCGCACTGGCAGGACGAAGAACCGGAAGCGCCGCACGCGCCACAGTCCGAATCGCATCCCGGCCTCGTCAGTATCCGCGACGTTCAGTCGGCGATGGACAAACTCTACAACGACGGCGCACAGCGCGGACTGTCTGTTGGATGGAAAAATCTTGACGAACTTTACAGCGTGCATCCCGGCGATATGACAGTGATGTGCGCGGCGCCCTCTGCTGGCAAGACTACGCTTGGCTTGAACTTCGTTGCGAATATGGCCATCAAGCATGGGTGGAAAATCGCCATCTGTTCGACGGAAAACCGGATGGAAATGCTATACGCGGACCTTGCGAGCATGATTGCGGGCGCGTCCTACTACGGTAATTTCCCTGAGCGGATGAGCCGCGAAGAAAAATCAGCCACCGAGCAATTTATCTATGAACATTTCAGAGGCATTACGGCTATCGCTAGCGAGCCTTTCACCCTGCAATACGTGCTAAGTCACGCGCAAGCGATGAATGCCGATGGCGTAATCGTTGACCCTTTCGGCGCGTTGCAATTGCCTGCCGCGCAAGGTCGTAACGACTCACGCGTTATCCGCGATTTACTTCATGGGGTGGTTCAGCCGTTCCTGAAGGAATCGCAGATGCACATGTGGCTAATGGTTCATACAACGAAACTGCCGCTGGATGCGGATGGCGACATACAAATGCCGACACCCTATAACGCGACAGATTCGGCTGGGTTTTACAACGCTGCCGATTTCTTCATTGGGATGCGCCGACCCAAGAGCAAGGGCGGCCAAGTTACCGAAGTGGCGATTCAAAAAGTGCGCGACCGCTTCAGCGGCGAAGTTGGCCAGGTTGATTTCTCTTTCGACTTCAAGACTGGCCGTTACATTGATTGGCGCCAAGCGGCGGCAGATTCGGCGCAGGGCGAGGCCGAACAGCAAGCGGACTTCGATGATTACAACGGTCGTGACGATGATGACGAGGAGGTGGAATTTTGACGATTGACATTCGCGAATACGAATACTCAGAGCAAATGCCAGCGCCAGCGGAATATCCGCGTCCGCCTGCGATATGGGAAGAAGCGCCGGGGCTGAAATACGCAGACGCATTCAAAATTGCCGAAGACGACCAGGAAGCCGCAGACATCTACCTATGGATGCTTGTTGGCTACAGTTTGAGACACGACGAGGTTGCGATTTATGAAAACGACGTTCTCGTCGGTCGCCGTCCGCTCAAGTGGCGCGAGGCTTTCGAGCGGGAACGTGAAGCGCTGGCCTGGCGGGCATTTCAGAAAGACATCGGTACAAACCGCGAGGGTAAAACCTGCTTCGACATTGGCGACGACTGGGGACTTTACACGATGGTTGACGGCCAGAGAGTCGAGCGCACGACACATCGTGATTACGTCTGGAAACTATTCGGCGCGCGACTTCCTGAGCGCATAACCGGACGGCAAGACGACATTTTGGAACGGGTGCATTTCAAGCGTGAGAAGGCGGCAAAGGCTAAAGGCGAAAGCTGCTGGCGCAATGGCCACACACCTAAACCGGAACAACCAGCGAAGCCGAGGCCGGGGGGATTATTTGAATGAAACAAGACGTAATCAATCTTTGCATAGATCAGGGCTTAGCGACTTTCCATGCCGTGAACGACTCGTTTTTAGATTTCGTGCGCGAGTGCGGCGGCGCTGTGTCCCTGCCAGAAAAGTTCACCCTGGATATGCCGACAATGAAGGCGCTTGAGTGCGAGATTGAGCAAGCCATTGTTGACGGTAATCTGATTAAGACAGAAAAACTGTGCGACGAATACGCTATGCGTTTCGGGACATTTATAGCTAGGTGGCGCGAACAGATAAACAGAAAGGTGGCTGCCTAATGGAATCCACAATCACGGCGCTAACTGCCGAACAACTAACCGCCGTCGCAATCAGCGCCATTGTCGCCAAGGCCGCGCTTCTCGTGCGGCAGGGTGAGAAGGTATGGGACGCCTACGAATGGGCGAAGGACGCAATAGCCGACTTTACCGAGACGCCCGACGAATACCAGCGGGCAATCAAACTGCTTACGGACGCATTAGGAATCTAGGAGGAACGAATGCCACAGACACAAACAGTACCGCAATTCTTAGTGAACCGGGCCGCATTCGCACGAGAACTCGATTTCGTGTCAATGGCAGGCGAAACCAAAAACACTATCCCGATTCTGGCGACGGTAAAACTGGACGCTGGGGACGGGAGACTAAAACTCACCGCCACGAATCTGGACGTTACGGCGCAGTCGCAAGTGTCAATTGACACCCCTGCCACTGGCGCGATCTGCGTTGACTTGCGGCGGCTATCGGGCCTCGTGAAGAACATAAGCGAGGGTGAGGTATCACTTGCGATTGAACCCGGCAAACTGCAAGTCAAGGCGGGACGTTCAAAGTTCAGTTTGGCCGGCTGGGACGTGGACAAGTTTCCGAATGTCGAGAACGTGGAAGGCCAGCTTGTCGCGCTTCCCACCGCCGCGCTCAAGGCAATGGTTGCCGCCACAGTGCGAGCCGTGGACGTTGAGTTGAGCAAGTTCGGCAACACGCAGGTAATGGAATTGAGAGCGAGCGGGGGGCGTTTGCTGACGACATCTTGCAATCAGCAATTGGCGTTGCGAACGGAAGTGGAAACGGCTTCTGTCTCCGATTTCAGCGTCGGATTGCACCGTCCATTCTTCCCTGCGCTTGCGTCCCTGTCGGCCAACTCGGACGCCCCGACAGTCTGCGTGATAGGTGAGCGCGCCGTTAAGTTCGAGAATGGCCACCGTGCCGTCTCTGGCAAGCTAATGTCCGGCAACCTGCCGCAATACGACTTGCTGTTTAATCGTAAGAAAGACGTGATTGGCAGATTCGAGAAGGCCGATTTCCAGCAAGCGTTACGCCGTTTGCTAATTGTGTCCGACGATACCGAAAAGGGTTTCAAGCCGCTGTCCGTCGCCGTGGCGAGTGATTACGTCGAACTCAGCGCCGAGGCCAAGGACGTTGGGACGGGTAATGACGGCTTCGCCATAGAGTCCGCTATCGCCAATTTCAACTGCCGATCCAACGCATTCAATCTTCGCGGCGCACTGGACGCCTGCGAATCCTCTCAACTTGAAATGAGCCGCGACTCCGCTTCTGTGCGCTTCGACGCGACTTGGTTAATCACCGAATCTCTTACTCTGCGCTTCACCGCGCTTTGTGCAACGCTCGCGTGAAAAGGAGAAAAACAATGTCCACTTCGATAAACAATGCCGCCATTAAACCCGCTGAAGTGAAACCCGATCCTAACGCTGTGCTGTTGGAAGCGCTGAGCCGTGACGGCATTTTTGACACCGGATTCAAGAACCTGCTGCGCTATCACGGTTGTTCGCCGTCCGATCTGGCCACCCTGTCGGACGAGCGCAAGTTGCAGTTGGCGCGCGCCATTAACCACACGATTGTAATGCCGAAGTTCTAAAAATGACTGAGCGAATCTCGATAACTGAATACCACAAGATTCTGCGCGACAACGCGTCGGAGGACGAAATCAGAAGCGCGATCGTCGGCTTTCTGAATGAACAGAAAATCCCTCACAGCGTCACTGAGGCGAAGCGCAGCTATAACGAGAAAGGCCAGCTTGTGCGCAGGCTCGCGCCGGGCTGGCCGGATATTACGGGCTGTCTGCCCTACGCCGGCGTGTTTATCGGGATTGAGTGCAAGTCTGCAAAGGGCAGACTAAGGCCGGAACAGGCGCGGACGCTGTATGGGCTTTACAAGGCGGGCGCGTTGGTGGTGATCGCGCGTGATGTTGATACGGTGGCGGAAGTACTGACTACCGGACGCGTGCGCGATTGCGATGTGGCCGAAATCCACCGATACAAGGACAAGATACAGAAACGGAGGACGAAATGAGCAAGTACCACGTTGAGATTGAGGCGCAAGTGAAATGGGAAACCGACGTTGACGCCGATTCAAAGGAAGAGGCCAAAGGGTTCGCCGTTGAAGAGTTTACCCTGTCAACCGAGACGAACAACACCGAAATCGAATTGATTAATAGCGTGACGGTGATGGAAGAGGGCAATTAACCACGAAAGGGAATATGGCACCAAATCTCGAACCCCAAACCACCACAGCTAGCAGTGAACCCGCCGAACCCGCGAAGCTGGGTAAGCATATCAACACCGCTTTCGTCAGAGACGCGCGCACGGGATTAACTCGCGAACAAATGCGCGCAATGGCCGAACACCGCCAAGCGTCAATGGTAGCTGAACGACAATGGGCAATGATTACCGGGATACGGCTACCGGAACGGTAGAAAGGAAGTGACGCGCTAACGCGGTGGCGTTACTAAATCGTTTTAGTGGCGTTGTGGCTAGCGGCGAATCGCGCAAGCGTCCGCATGGGCTACCCCAAGAGCGACGCGCCGACTGCTGGCTGAGACGTAAACACATTAGCACCGTTAGACACGCGCCCTACCGAATGGTAGGATACCGCCCGCACACGGCTCGACAAAGGATGAAACCCATTTGTCGAGCCTTTTAACCGCAACGGACGTGCGGCGAGTGCGGGCGCGTGGATAATAAACGGGGCTTCCCTTAACTGTCCAACGGCCAACACTTACCACCGTCCCTTTTCCAATTGGAGGAAAGGGGCATGTTTTCACGATTCAAGAAGAACAAAGCGCAAATCCCGCCGCCACCGCCGGCGCATCCCGTCAACCAGATTCCCAATTACCCGCTCATGCCAGTAATGCAGTCCGCGCCAAGTTTCGGCTGGGGTAAGGCGCTGGGTATGCTGTTTGCTGTCTTGATTCCTGCCGGGCTTGTCATTTACGCGAATACTCTTGTCTTCCCTGATAGCAGTTGGCTTGCAACGGGTATGGTGATTTCAACGTGCGGAATCGCTCTGATATTCACCATTGCCAGCGGGAAGGCGGCGCAGAAGACCCGGCGTTATTGTCTGAGCGCCCACTTGTTGTTAGGCATTGTGCTTGCTGCCAATGTGGCCGTTCACTGGGTAATGTCGCGGGAAAAGAGCGCCGCGCAACAGGCGACGACGGCCCGCCACGAGGAAGAGGACAGGGCGGAAAAGTTCCGTGACGCTGAAGCGAAGCGCCAGAAAGACTTATTCGACAGTCAGGCCAAAATGTTGAACGCTGAAGCCCGGCGGAATAACACAGCCCGTCGGCTTGGATACCAAGCTCCGCGTGGGGCCACGATTAGCGCGCCCGCATCGGTGTTCGTCACGTCGGCGTCGACAATTGAACAGGCGGACGAAACCCCACGGCTTACCGTTGAGCAGGTTATGGGTAAATACTCAAAAGTCTTGCTGTGGTTCGCCATAGCCGACTTGCTTGTGTCCGTGGTGGCGTTCGGCGTCTGCGCCATGATTTGGGAATGGGATAGGAACCGGAATGGTATCCCGGATCACTTGGAGCAGTTCTTGTTCTATCAGCAGTATTTCGCCCAGCAGCAGGCGCAGGCAGTGGCCCCAGCGCAAACCGTAGCGGCTGTCACGTCTGCGACTCCGATTGTTCCGCAGCAATCCGCGTCCCCAGCGTGGCCCGTGACGCCTGTTCACGCTCAGAACGGATCGCAGAACGGCGTACACCGCCCTTAGCGGCCTTGCCGAGCAACGGGCAAACGGCAAGGCAACTGCCCACCGTCGCAGCAGTCAATGGTCCGTCTGTTTCGGCCCCATTTGTGGCCATTGGGCCTCCGATTATTCATAGCAGATTGCGGCTTGTGACGCCTAGCAATTCACAATCTGCTAGCCCTAGCACTTCGCCATCTGCTATGAATAGCACCGGACAGACTGCTAGCACTAGCAAAACGCAATCTGCTAGTGCTAGCACTTTTGGCGCATCTGCTGGATTGGCTGGACTTGCAGGCGTAGCAAGTCGGGCTGCTTGGCGTCCGAAACTGACAGTCAAAAACGCCGATTATCCGCGCGTGACAGCGCCTGGTTGCTACTGGCAAAATCACTCTGGCGGGTTCGATTTGCTACACCGAAAAACGAATAAATATCTAGGACATTACACCCGCGACGGTATCGCGGAATTAGAGAGGCAATATGGCAAAAAAGGCAGAACAAAAAGAAGTCGTCAGGGTTGAGGAAATCCCGGCTGAGGTTATAGGCGCGATTGTTATGGCCGACTTGGCCCAGATCGAGGCCGACGCCGCTACGCATCAGGACGGATACGCGCGGGATCGTATTATCAAAGCCGCTACGCGTCTGCGGGAGGTTGCGCAAGGCGCCGTGTCAAGGGATAGCATAGCGGTGGCCTAGCCGCTACCCTTCCCCGCTGAATGACTGAGGCTAACTGCTGGAAGTGTGGCCGGCGGCTATCGCTTTTTCCACGGTCTTTTGTTCCATGTGCTTATGATTAGCCAGATACCACCTATGATTAAAAACCAGTTAATTACGTGATCTTGCATCAGTTATCCTCCATACTTTCTCATTGCCCAACCCGTATGGCTGTGCTTGTGGTGGCTTGACGGGATTGGCTGCCTCAGCCACGCCAATTCTTTCTCGCAATCCTTCGTCTCCTCGGCGTAACTGAGGCAGTCAACAACGATCTGCGTAGGCTGCATGTCCTCGAAATGTTCGGCCAGCGGCAGCCGTTCTTTCACGAGTGCGACGAAAAGCTGTTGCTGTTTTGGGCTAAGTTTCTTTATTCGCTTAATGTTCGTCGCGCCTAAGTAGGGCATAGTTGGTTTTACTGCCATGATTCTCCCCTCTTCCTTGTCGGCTGAATTTCTGGTTTGGCTTTCAGACGGTAGCACCTGTCACGATTCCACAGCCTTGATTTGCAGCTTGGACACAGTTTTGGGTGTTTAACCTGCGGTAGCCAGCGATATTCGCAGCGGTTACAGTGCCGCTTTCTCATTTGCCTAGAACCTCTTGAATTTTCTCTTGCGCTAATGCTTGAAGCTCTTTCGCCGCGTCTTCTTTACCCAAAGCGTATGCAAAATCAATCAAATGACAGACTATCTCTTTGCTCTCAGACGATAAGGCCCACTTCCATGTTGTCATTAGCCGGTTAGCCGTCGCTTCCGGCAAGCGTGCAAGAAGTTGCTCAAACGATAATTGCATGGTTACTCCTGTATAAAAGTGCGGGGAAGGGCGAAGTTGCCGTTTGCGCCCCTCCCCTCTGGCGCGTGAATCACACTTCAAAGTTCACGCGCAAGCTCGTTAAGGGGAGCGCGCAGTTGCTCAGTACGCGCCTCCCCTCTCGCGCGCTACCGCTCCCCAACGGATCACGCGCAAGCTCGATCATTTGCTTTCCCCTTTCGCTTTAGCGATTGCTTCGTTTATCGAGTCGCACGCCACGCTGTACAGCCTGTGTCCCTCTTGGCAATTACCTGCGCCCCATTCATCGCAGTTGGCGCAATCGGGTGTGTGCCGCTCAAAGGCGGCGAAGGCTTCGCAAGCCTCCAATAAGTCCGGCGCGGCGGCTATCAGGCGGGCGTTGGCGTCACGCTCTGCGCACTCCGACGTGTGGCCCTGTCCGCGCTTGAAGGGCGCATGGCATTCAACGCGGGCAACTGGCCGTCTGTCGTCTTCCGGGCCGCCCATGATTGTGGCCGCGCCGTCATTGCTGAGTATTCGCGTCGGCTCAATGCCCAACTTTCGCTGTTCCTCAATCATTCCGGCTGGAAGTCCGTAGATAGTGAACTCCCATGATCCTTCCGTAATCCTTGATTCGCTCATTTGCTTGTCCTCTCTGCGGCTATCGCTGCCGCGCGTATCTCTTTGTTTCTTATCAGCACGCCAAGTATGCGCGCCGGTCGCAACGCTTTTACCTGTCTCGGCGTCAGTCTAGCCGGTCTGGTTAGCGTTGGCTCTAAAAATGTTTGCTTATTCACCTGCACTAGCATGGGGGATTCCTTTAATTGAACGGGGAAGTGCGGCCACCAAAGACACGGTTAAAACCGCACTCCCCGGCGCAGGCGTGGTTGCTCAGGCCAGCCCGCAAAGTCGTTATATGTGCCAATGGACACCATTAGGGGCAATCTCGGTAACACACTGGCCCTGCGGCTTCACTTGCGGCGCTACTTCACGCTGTAGCTGTTTTTCTAAAGTCGCGCGCTGTCGGTGCAAGTCCTCGCACTGCCGACGATACAGCGCCGTGCTGGCTTCGGATTCCTCAATCTGTGAATACTTTTCGACGATTGCGGTGTCTAGTCTGGCTATATTGGCTTTGATTTCGGCTTCTGCGGTTAGCATTCGGCGTCCTCCGTCTCGGCGGTGAGCGTGGTGACTATTGTGGGGAACGGCAATTCGTCCTCGCACAAAACTGCGCACTCCATACACAGTCCGTTGCCCTCGCATATTCGGCAACTGTAAAGCTCTCTCACGTCGTTCCCGCATTCCCTGCAAATCATAAGTTCTACCTCCAAATCAGATACGCGATTAACAGCGCGGCGTCGATCACGAACAGCGTGACAGCGCCGCGAAAGAATCTAAGGTTGCTGTGTGTTTTTCGCTTCATTGTTTGCACCTATAAGTCGTTATCAAGCAAAGAGTTCAAGTTCTGAATGTTCTCGCCGGTTTTCACTATAGCACGCCGCAATAACTTGTCAACAAAATAATGCTAGAAATACGCGTACATATTATTTTATAAATTATGTTGACTTGATAATTCGCGTGCGCTACCATCCGCTTAGCATACAGGTTGTAGTTACACACGACATTCGGAGGTTGAGAATGGTTAAGATCGAAGGCAAAGAGCTAGTAATCGCAGATTTGGCCAAAGGCGATTACATATCACAGGAAGTCATTCGGCATATCACCGGGCTTGATCCCTACGAAAATATAGACCCCTATCGTCTTGCGGCTCTTAAATTGAGAGATCAGATTTACAAAGAGCGTAAATTTGAGACGCGGGGCGAGGGTTACGCTATTCGGGTTTTGGTGGATAGCGAAAACGTGTTTTATCAGCAAAAACGGCGGGATAGAGGTAAGCGGCAACTGCGCAAGGCGCTTAGTCGCGGCGATGAGATTGATGAAAACAATCTGGATGAGCCGACAAAAGCACGCCACCGCAAAAATCAACTTAACGCTTCCCGCGAAATTTCGGCACTCGACACGGAGGCAAAGCGAATTAGGGCTGAAGATCGGCAGCAATACAAAGCTCCCGGTGCGATGCCTCCTTCTAGGATTACATTTGTTTCATCACAAGGAGAAAAACAAGATGGCTCTCAAACAACTGAAAGTAAAACTGATGGGGAACTCCACGCTGATCCTCCACAACGGCCTGATGGCGAACCCGTTACACCCTTTCGCCAAACAAATGAAGAAACTGACCAGCAAGCGCAGTAAGACCGACGAAGATTTGGCCTTGATAGGCGACGTTGAATGGCTTGCCTGCTGGTACTACGAAGGCGGCAAATGCGAATTCGTTACCGACAGTAATCAAGTGGTGATCGGTGATTATGGCCGCCTGATTATGCCGTCTTACGTTCTGGAATCAATGTTAGTGAACGCGGCTAAAAAGAACAAACTCGGCATGCAGTTCAAGAGCGGGATGTTTGTTCCTGATGATGGCGATTTACTGATTACCCCGGAGAAAGGTTTGTCCGAGATGCTAGGGGATGACAACTTCCGCTTGACGACTCTTGAGCGAGTACAGGCGGCCCGCGTTGTTCGTACGCGACCATATCTGAAGCAGTGGGCCGTTGTATTCACTGTCAGTTACGAGGATACGATTGTTGACAAGGCGCAGATTGAGCAGGCGCTTGATGTCGGCGGGAAAATTGTAGGGCTGTGCGAGCGACGGCCAAGGCATGGGAGATTCACTTTCGAGTTGTTGAAGAATGGCTCGAAGTGAGCAGGACAGGCCGCGACGAGTAGGGGTAGGTTGAGCTTTGCCACGATGCGATCCGATGGGTAAGGTTTTCCTTTGCGGGGCGCGCTTCAAAAGAGCGCGTCTCGGAGCGGAAAGGCTCTTTTGATGTGCCGTGATACGGTGCGGCCGGTTTAGCCCTGCTCGGTTCAGACTCGATACGTTGAGAAGAGTTGCGTTCGGACTGGATCTGGCAAATCTAGTTTTCCTTTGCGGCTTGCCTTCACTGAGGGCAGGCCGGAGCGGATAGCTCTTTTGGCTGGACAGGATTGGAAAAGCCGCGACATGTTTCGACCTGACAGGTTTAATTTTGACAGTCTGCGTATCGCCAAGTTGAGCTGAGATTTTTCTTTGCGGGTTGCGCTCGTTGAGCGTAGCCCGGAGCGAAAAGGCTCTTATGGTTTGTTTAGCCGAGTTTGGCAGTGATGCGATCCGCTCAGGCATGTTGCGGCGAGATCGGATTTGACGGGATTAGTTGAGCCGAGACGCGGTGAGCTAGGGCGCGTTTTCCTTTGCGGGTTGGGCTTCTTGCCCTTCCCGGAGCGGAAAGGCTTCTTTGATCGGTTATGTTTTGACGCGATGAGTTTAGACGTGTCACGATGCGTTTGGATGGCGTGGGTTGAGTTATGCTTTCCTTTGCGGTCTGCCCACTTTGTCGAGAAGTGATTAACTCGCGGTGGGTAGTTCGGAGTGGAAAGGCTCCTGCGTTTTGGTCGGATACGCCGCGTTATGATCGGCACGGACTTGCTACGATGAGACATGTTGAGCCAGGTTTTCCTTTGCGGGTGTTACTTCAAAAGAGTAACGCCCGGAGTGGAAAACTCCTACGTCTGGATAGGTTATCGCTAAGACTGGTTCCGATAGTGTTCGCCTGGACGCGCTAGTTTGTTGCAAGTTCTGCTTTGTCCGGTTTCGCTTTGCGGGTGCGGGCCGAAAGGCTCAATCCCGGAGCGCGAAATCGCTTCCGCGATGCGCCTTAGTGCGCTGAGATCAGACTCGAATAGCTCGGCTAAGATGCGACAAGACGCGGTGTGCCGCGTGTAGCTTTGTTAAGTCTATTAGTTTGAGTGTCAATGGCGGGCGTCTTCGGGCGTCCGCCATATAACACGGATAAGGAAGACGCTTTATGACACTCGTTCAACTCGAAGAAAACATTCTTGGCGCGCTGGCCGAACTAAGGGAAGCGCGGCGCAAACTCGAACCACTGGCGCAGGATTGGGCGCTTGCCGATCAGGCATATCGTAGAGCGCAATCAATCGCCTACGCCAAGTCGAGTGGCACAATTCCAGAAAGAAAAGCGTTTGTGGACGATCAGTGCAATCAGGAAATGTACGCGGCTCATTCCCTTGAAGCCATACGGGAAGCCGCGAAAGAGAACGTCAGGGCGTTACAGACGGAAGTGAGCGCATACCAGACGCTAGCTAGCTTGCTGAAGTCGGAAATGCAGCTTGAAGGACGGTACGAACCATGACGACAGCTCGCCAACACCGTGAACGCCTACACTGGCTAACCACTCAATACCACGAAGTTAGCCGCGAGCGCGCAATGTTCTGGAAGTCCGCGCGGCCATATCAAACAGACTGGCGCCGTGGGAACACCTTGGCTGTCACACTGCGGAATATTACCACGCAGATAAACGAGACGCGGGCCGCGCTTGAAAGGGAAGTGGCGCAAAAGAAAACGCGCCAGAGATACCGCACAGCTAAGCTGTACCTCAAGCGCGTCGTGGCGTTGTTCGTGTGGCGCTAATCAGCCGGCGCTTATTCATAATCCGGGCGTGACACTATCAGCACGTTCGACGAGTGGGGTCTTACCGTCATCGTCGTCTCAAGTAGCCTGTTGCCCACTTTTACATGGTGCGAGGCGCGCATTTCGAGCGATACCCCATCTTTCAACAAGCGCAACTCGTACAACGGGCGTCCGTCTTCGGCCAGGATCACAATCCCACGTTCCATAATGAATGTTGCTGTATCCCGTGGTTCGCTCGAACCTATCACTTGATTCGTGTATTCATCTACTGACATTATTCTCATGCTTCCCCCTTTTTGGTTGGTTTTCTCGGTTTACCCTTTTTCCAGCCGCCGAGCTTGCCGAACTGGCCGTTATTGCGCGCCGCTTGGGTGCGCTTCTTCTCGCCTTCGTCTAGCAGTTTGAATCCGGCGACTAAGTTGGTAATTACTTCTTGTATGTTGTACAAGAAAAATCCTAATTCGGGCGCTGTTTGCTGCTGGAACCTGATAGCTTCCTCAACTGAGAACTTATAGCCGTCAAGTCTATCGCATGCGCTGCGGGCGGCGGCTAGTGATTGCTGGCGTTCAGTGGGGTTCATTTGAGATAAATCCCCAACAGTTCGTGTGCGCTCCGAAGGGACGCCTTAAGCTTGGCTATCTCTTCGACGTATTCCCGGCGCTCTTTCTGATATTCGGCCATGGCTCCATCCGCTGATTCAATGGCCGTCTCCTTCTTTCTAAGCACTTCGCGCAATTGACTTACTTCCTCGGCTAAGTCTTCCGCGGTTCGTGTAATCGGGTATTTAGTTATAGTCATGTCGCTCATTTCCAGTCCTCCATTGTTAAGCCATTGGCAACCAGCAAACCCTGGGAATGGTATTGCTCGCGAACTTAGCGGGAACAGCGACAAACTACGGAAGCCCCAGACCTAATCGTCGGCGTCACATTCGCAAGGTTTACTGATTGCCAAAGATCATTCCCGTTTACTCGCCACGCATCTCGGCCAGTTTGTTCGCTACCTTGTCGTGAAACTCGCGCCATGTCCCAGTCTCCCGCGCTTCTTTCGGCAGATCGGACCAGCCGTTTTCCGTGTATTCGGTGTCGATCTCGGCGTCGGGGAATTGGCTATCAAACGTCTCGGCCACGGTTTTTGCTTGCAGATTGAATATCTCTCTCGGTTTAAGTTTCATTTTCTTTCTCCGGTTATCGCGCTTGCGTTACTGCCCGCTGCGATGATTCGGAGTATACCCGCAGGGGTATTGCAAGTCAAGGTTATTTTTACTTATTTATAAATATTATCCCACTCTAAAAGTGCTAACAAGTTAGCAATGTTGACAAGATAATGCGCCTACTCTATTCTGCCGCCGTTCGTATCTCCGGGAAGCGCTGGGGCCAACAACAGCTAGCGACCCCACCCCAGCGCTTTATAGCAACTCAATGGAACCACAATGGGCAGATATTATCGGCAAAGTCGGTATAACGGGCGTGGTGGTCCTCGGTGTAGGCTATGGACTCGCTAAGTACTTGTGGCCATTTCTCACGGCACAAATCAACCGCTCGCAAGACCGCCTAGACGCCCAGACAGATAGATTCGCCGAAACAATCCGAAATTTAACCACGCTTATGGCCGAGGATCAGCGCCAGCATTTGAGCGCGTTTCAAGAGATCACGCGGGAACTGCGTGCGCTTCACGACGTCGTAAAAAACGGTAACAGTAAAAAGTGATAGTACTATTCTTCATTATCTGGGCAATCTTCGGGGTTGTGGACACCGGCGCCGGGTTTCTCATCGCTTACGACTTTTTCCGGGTGCGGGGCCAGATTAGCCGCTACTGGATTGCGGCCTTACTGGCTGGCGCCGGCTATTCTCTAGCCCTTGTAATTGGCGCTGTCCTTCTCAGACGTGGGGCTTCTGCGATCTCACACTATGTCGGATTGTGGATGATTTTCCTTTTTCAAGGCGCTAAGGCCGCAACTATGGGTGCGCTCGCGCTGCACATGCGGGGCAATCTTGGCAATCCCAAACCCAAACAAACCACAGAGGAATAAAATCAATGAGGAAATCTCTTACCCTAATCATTTCACTTGCTCTCGTTATCAATCTCGCGCTCGTCACTGCCTGTGGGCCAAAGACACCCACGGCTAAACTCGCTGTATATTCGGCTAACGCTCAATCCGCGCTTATCGCCGTGACAGACAGCGTTGATAGGCTCAACAGGGCCGGCAGGATCAAAGCGGCAGCCGCGAAAACGGCTTATTCGATACTTGGCAGAGTAGACGCTGGGCTTGCCATACTCCGCGCCAGAGTGCAGAGCGGCTACAAGAAAGCTGACGCGCTAGGTATTGTCACGGCCATTATCGAGGACGTGCGCCAAGCTGAGGCCGAAGGCGTTGTAGGACTAAGCGGCAAAGAGAGAGAGCAGTTTTTGCGCATCATATTCTTTGCGCAATTCTCGCTCAATTCGCTAAAGGCCGTGATTGAGGCCACGAAAGAGCCGCCATTGCCGCCACTTCCCACCCCGTTACCCACAGTAGCCGACGGGACGAGAGCCGCGCGCGCCACAGACGACACAGTGTGGACAGACTTGGTTCTGATACTTCAAACCGCCGTCTTGCGCGGCATTTCTCAATCCCGAATGACAGAGAGCGAGGCTTTTGCCGACGGCGCCGCGTTAAGCGTTGAATTAAAAGCAAGTATCGCTAGCAAATTGGCGGCGCTTGGTGTATAAATTATCTTGATAGCACGAAAACTTGTTCGCACTGCTCGTTTCGTTAGCTTATTGGCGAACCCTTCAGTTAAGTGAAACTGTAGCGTGCATGGGGATCACAGTCGGGTGTGGTTTCTATGCGCGCTTTTCTTTTATGGCCACACGTCGCGGGAATCCTTCCAGATACTTTGTGCAACTCGACAATCAGCAAATGTTCCGTCTGTCCGCTGCCCGCTGGCATACATGGATCGCTGCCGGCCTGTTGATACTCATAGGCGGACGCGTGGCGAAACCTGCGAAAGCCGGGGTGGTGTGGCTTCAGGACGGGGAATTGCACGTGCCGCCTGAGCCGGTGTGGCCCTGGATCAATTTGAGTTGTCGGCTGATTGAACAGCGCATGGTGCCAAAACTTGAACCAATTGAACTACAGTTGGCGATTCAGAGAGAGTATGGCGGAAGAGATTAGCGCAATTGACTCATACCGCGCGCAGTGGAAGCCGAACGAGGCCAAGATTGCCGAGTATAAGGCGCTTTATGAGAAAGCCAAGCGTGATGGCGATTGGGTAATGATGCCTGTTTACTTTCAGGCATGGTCTGATGCCAACAGGCCGCCGCGCCACTTGCCGATTAAGCGCCTGGATCAGACGCGGTTTTAGGGGGGCGCCCCGGCGGCTTGCGTGGCTCAAAATTGCGCAGGCGTTCAAGCCCAGCGTCAGTGATAAGCAAGCGCGCGCCTACCTGTAGCAACTCGCCAGCTTCGACGCTGAGCGGTTCGCCGCGAATGATAAGACTGAGCATGCGCTTATGAACAACGGCGCGCCCACTCAATGAGAGCAGGCGCGCGGCTTCGTGGTAGCTGTAGAGGTTCATTGTTGGGTCAACTCACTTTCGCTGAGTATGTAGCCATTCCATGCGTACACAGTGCCGCACTTGCAGGTGATAGGCGGCTGCTCGTTGTTGTATTCGGACTCCGGCGCCTGTCCGCAAGGGCAGCGGATACGCCCGGACGCAGGGCTGCCGACCGGAGCGTCAGGATTTCGTACCCACGCGCGCTGTACACATTTGACGGTGACTTTAGTGTTGTCCGCTTTAGTTCGGCGCGTTGAAGCGGTAGAAGTCTTTCGGGCTTTGCGCGAGGGCTTTGGCTTCGCGGCGACATTCGGCCACGGAATCACGTTCCGTAACTGTGGCGACTCGTGGAAAGCGCAGGCAGCAGCGCGCCGTGAGAACCAATAGGCGACGCTGGGCTGGTTCGCTTCGATAGCTTGCGCTGCATATTCCGTATAGCGTTGGCCATAGTCCGGCCTTAATTCGTAAAAGCCCGGAGCGGCATATGTTCTTAGTTCGTAAAGCCGATCCTCTAACCATAGGGGCATCTGGTCGTCAAGGTTGTAAATTAGGTGGCCAATTCCGCCAGTCTCGGCAAGAAAACTCTTTTTGTCCGCATAAATGTCAGCGTCGCGCAGGTCGTAAGTCTCAACCGTTTCGTTGTAACGCGCTTCGTAGGCAAGAGCGTTGACAACGTGGGCGACTTGGATCAGATCGTAAATCCGCTCGCGGTCATGGCCCGCATCAATGAGAACTTCCGCTAGACCTTTAATCTCGCGTGGGTCAAAATAAATGGTAGACATGATCGAATCTCCTATTTTAATGCTTCAGGTTCGGTTGTGTGGGGCGTGTTTACGGCACGCCCCGTTGTGTTTAGGCTAAAGTCTTACGCTTGGCGTCTTGCAGTATCTGCCGCTCTTCGCACGTGATAAATTGCGTCTTGGCAAACCCTAAGGTTATCTGCAAATCTACGCTTGCGGCTTTGAGCCGAGGAATAATCTAGGTCAGTGTCGGCCTTGCGTACCTGTCTAAGTGCGCGCTTGTATAGCCGAATCCATTTGTCTTTTTTGCTTTTAATCACTTCCATTGTGTCCATATTGTCTCCGGTTGCTCTGTTGTTATTCCCAACTGACAAACGCAGTATAATAAAGACGGAAACATTTGTCAACTATTTTATTGATTAAAACAGCAATAATTCCCAATGTCAGAAACTAACGGCCACACAAACGGCAACGGACACAAGCCAAAGAAGGGAAGCCGCAAGGGCAAGCCAAACATTCCGCTTGAAACCAAAGCGGAAATGGTAGCCGCTCTCCCTGAAATGGGTTCGCAAGCTGCTGTGGCTGAAGCGTTTGGCGTTAGCCGTCCAGTTGTCACGCGAGCCATTAACGATCCTGAAGTATTACCGCTGGTACGAGTTAAAAAGGAAGAGATTGCCGACAAGTTCGGCCAGCTTGTTGATAAACTCCTAAGTCGTTATCTCACAATAGCCGACACCGCAACGCTTGAGGATAAAGGCTCTACCCTCCTCGGCATTGCGGCGGATAAACACCGCCTCTACTCGGACGAACCTACCAGTATTACAGAGAATCGCAACGACGCCGCTGTACGCGACGAAGCGTTGAAACTCCTTGAAGAATACAAGGCCGCGCTCAATGGCGACGAAGCGCAGGCTAAACAACTACTTGCGCAAGACGCGCCGTTTTACGCGAAGCACATAAACTAAATGGAAAACACAGTTGAACAGAAGCCGATGCAGTTAGAGATTAACGCCGACCTGACTTATCAGCGTGCGATTCTCAGGCTTATGGTTGAAGCGCTAACAGCGCCAGACGCGCCCAAGTCCCGCGAGCGCTCGCTTGTTGTGACAAAACTCGAAGAGGCGCATATGTGGGCCGGCGCGGCAATGGATAAGGACTAATGACCCTCGCAGACTTCGCCCGCTCAATCGGTGTATCGCCAGCAACCGCGCGCCAGTGGAAGCGTAGGGGCAAGATTGTTGAGTGTGAGGGTGGATTCGAGTTGATTGCCGAAGCGCAGCGCGAATGGGTTGGCATTGCGGGGCGTGACACTGGCGTGGCGCTCCACTCAGCGCAGGATTCGCAATATATGTTTGATTCTAAGTTTCGGATTCCCCAGCGTATTCCCCCACCTGTAAAAGTGCCATCTGGTCGCGTGACGGATTCAGCGCAGGATTCACGATTGTGTAGACGTGAGGCTGGAGTTGGAGAGCGTCAGCCCGAATCACACCGGGAATCCTGCGCTGGATGTGAAGCATTACAAGAGCGCGTGAAGAAATTGGAGGCTGACGTAACGGTTACTCTCAATGCTTACTTGGCCAGGCTTGAAAGTCGCCTAACGGCCTGTGAGAGTGACAATGCGACGTTGCAGCGCTTCGTTGACGGCCTACGGGATCGCGTGGCCGCGCTGGAAGCTGAGAAGGCTATCAATAGTCGAATGGGGATTGATCTGAGTTGCTTGGAGACTCGTGTAAGCGAACTGGAAGTCACTTCCAAGTCGTCCAATACGATTGACTCGCCCTCCGTCCACTGGGGTGCGTAATGTCCGCCCTTGAACTTGTTCGCGTCAGAGCGCGCGCAAAGCAAATGCAGTTTAAAGCCGCGCGACGTTCACCAATAGAACTGCCGGCGCTGTACCCGCTACAGGAGCAGATCAAGGCCGAAGCGCGGCGCTTTAACGTCCTAGATATTGGCCGCCGGGCAGGTAAGACGTACCTCGGTACGCATTTAGCGCTTGAATCTGTGGCGGCAGGCAATCCCGTAGGTTGGTTTGCTCCGAACTACAAGTATCTCCTTGAAGTCTGGGAAGAGTTGACGCGCGCGCTTAGGCCGATAGCCACGAAGATAAACGCCACAGAGCGCCGCATAGAGCTTGGCAACGGCGGCAAGATTGAATGCTGGACGCTGGACGGGACAGACGATCCGGGCCGCTCGCGTAAATACAAGCTGGCAATCGTGGACGAGGCCGCTATCGCGTCGAACCTGAAAAACGTTTGGGAACAGGCGATAAGAGCCACACTCACAGACTTAGAGGGCGACGCCTGGTTTCTCAGCACGCCGAAGGGGTTGAATTACTTTTACGACCTCTTCCAGCGCGGGCAAGACAGCATAGCGCACCCTGATTGGCGCTCGTGGCAGTTGCCGACTTCGGTTAATCCGTTCATACCGAAAACTGAGATAGAGGCGGCCCGGCTTGAATTGCCCGAAATGGCGTTCAAGCAAGAGTTTTTAGCAGAGTTTCTATCAGGTGAAGGCGCTGTATTCAGGAACATTGACGCCTGCCTGAATGCGCCACCAACAACCCCTGTGGATCATCCAGGGCATTTGATTGTCGGGGGCATTGACTGGGGCAAGAGCCACGACTTTACGGCAATGTCGTTATTCTGCTGTCCGTGCGCCCGCGAAGTGTACTTGGATCGGTTCAATCAGGTGGGTTGGGACTTCCAGCGCAATCGGCTATTAGCGCAGTTGGAATTGTGGAAGGCCAAGTATGTGCGCGTCGAAACCAATTCGATAGGCGGCCCAAATCTCGAAGCGTTACGCCAGATCGCGCCAAGTTCGATTGTTCTGTCAGGCTTTGAAATGACAATGAAATCGAAGGCGCCGCTTATTCAACGCTTAGCGCTTGCGTTTGAGAAGGTGACAGCGCGGTGGCTACCTGATCAGGTGGCTAGATATGAACTGCTGGCCTATGAATGCACGGTTACAGAGTCCGGGTATGTCAAGTACGGCGCGCCGGAAGGTGGCTGGGATGACACTGTAATAGCGCGCGCTTTGGCTTGGAAGGCTGCACGCCCATATATTCCTATGCCGTTAACTGATACTGAACGCATTGAGGAACAGTTACCAGAAGGTTGGCGACTTGAGAACAAGCCGAATGTTCCTGAAGGTGACTGGGCTTTCGACGGCTGGGTAATGGGACGCGAGGCTGAGATAGCAAAGATTAGGAAGCGGCTCGAACAGCCGGCGCACGGTAACAACTGGAAGCCGCAAAGCCCGCTAGAACAAATGGGCGAGCGCTGGGGCGGCAAATGGGGGGACGAATGAATCACTTACAACACCTTGAAGAGATCGCAATTCGCGCGGCTGAGATATACGGGCAGGATTACAGCAAACTGCACGCGCCCGCCAGGCAAATCTATTTAGACACAGTTCGAGACACAGCGCGTAGCGGTGGACAATCCGCGCTTGAGAAAGCGTGCGGGAATGCGATTGAAGAATTCTACACCGGCGTCCTGACTGCGGACGCATACAGCAAAGAGGCCGAGGAAGCGCAAGAGCAGGAAGCGCCAGATACAGCGCCACTGCCTGACATCCCGACGCCTAAAAAGAAAAAAGTGAGGTAAATCATTATGGCAGTGCATACCGACGGGCAAAGTGCGGCACCCAAAGTTATCACCAGCATTCAAGCTATCAGCAAAGTCGGCGGGAGTGACACTACGGTGTCGAGTAACGCCACTGTCACGCTGCTTATAGCGGCTATTCTGGCTCTTGCGCCTGTCGCGGCTGCTGGGCCTGACGCCAACAGGCAGATAGGCATAGGCTTGCGAATGGGCGTCAATGCCGGCTTGCTCGACGAGACACACGGCGTGACGACGATTGCGGGGCTTGTGGCTCAAGTAAACGGGCGGCTGGATAATTCGCTTGGTACTGGCTATCAATCCGGCGGCCTTCCTGAGTAATTTCGCGGTGCTGGCTTCAACCTCCTATTTTCTTGTCGTGTTTACGATTCTGGCCTGTGTCGTCGCAATGGCGTTCCAGGCCAGAACTTTTAGTAAGCGTGAGGACAGATGGCGGAAGCGGGAAGAGGAATTACGCGATCAGTTGTGGGTGCTGGCTGGTGGCAAAAAGCCGGTAGTTAAGTATGAACACGAAAAGATTGTAAAGATTCCCGATCCTGAAGCGCCACCGCAAACGCCAATGTCGGCTAATGACGTGGCTGTGTTCAACGACGACATAAAGGAAGAGTTGGAGCAGGTACACCCGGACGCGCGATGGCTGAGCGTTGCGCAAGTTAAAGCCAGGTGGCCACAGGAATGGCAAGCGGCAGAGAAGGCGTTGCGTGACGAGCGCGCGCCGTTAAGAGCGTCATAGAGTGTCTTTAACCCTCGCAACGTCAGACCAGCCCAATCTAGCACCAGCCGACGATCTACTGCGCAATGCGCAACAGAACGCGGGCGACCGTTCGGTAGAGATAGAGCCGGATTGGTTCAGCGATATTAAGGCGCAGTTGCAGGACGAAGAGAAAAGCACATGGGAGTCTCAACAACTCCTGTGGGCGCTCATTTTCCTCGTGATCGAAGGCAAGACGCTGCTGAAGAAAGCCAAGTATGGGAATGGCTGGCGCTATCCTGAATTGCCGGACAGGACAGACACGCCGGTATACGGCTTCAACTTCGCGGGGTTCTACAGCGAAAACATAAAAGCGAAGTGGACGAACAGTGACACGGACATTCGGTGGCGGCCAATGCGCGACACTGACGACGCGATAGGGGCTACGAAGGGCGCGCAGAACGTGCGGGACTTCCTGAAACGCAAGTTGTACACGCAGGATTTCAAGCAAACTGAGGCGTTATTGGCGCAAGCGGGTAAATACGCGCGGTATTACTACTTCACGGATAGGGAAAAGAGTTATGCAAGACGACCACGAATTGAGCCGCAGCAAATCCAGCTTGGAGAGTCAGTCTACTTCTGCGCCGACTGCGGAAGCAGCGGAGTCGTCCCAACCGCCGGAAGTGACGTTGGAGGACTTGAAGGCGCTGTTTCTGGCGCAAATGGAGGTGATGCGGGAGGAGTTTTTCGCGCCCCCGGTTCGACAGAAATGGCCAGCGCGGATACCTATTCAGCCAATTTTAGGTCCGGGGATGGTGGAGACGGGCTGGGAAATGCAGCGGCAATGGCGGGAATTGGAGCGGATAATGGTGGAGCATTTGCGGGCGACGCTGCCGGATTCGTACCGCAAGGGGGCGCGCCAATTTTCAACGGCGGAAGCGTTGAGTTGGCCGCATCGCAAGGAGGACTGAATGAGATTCAGAATGTTGTACCGGCGAATTCGGAATTGGCTGCGCCCACGTCCACGCCGCTTGATTCGGGCGGTTACGGTAGCGGAGATATGTCCGGCGTTGAAGGAGTCAACGGCGCAATTGGAATGGACTTTCAATCGCCCGACTCCACTATTTGCCCGGACTGCGGAAGCCCTAACGCCGAAGTCGAACAAGCCGAACCCTTTGAAGTCGAAGCCGTCACCGGATACGACGACATAGAAACCGGCTCGATAGTCTGTGAACCCGTTCCGTGCTTTGAACTTAAACACGAGACGACGAAAAGCCCGCAGACTTCAACGTATCTCATTCGTAATCGCCGCGTGCGCGTGGCTGAGCTTGAGTACGAATACCCCGACTTAGAGATTAAGCAGGGCAAGACAGACGACAGAGGGCTAGCGCTTGAGGACGACTTGAAGCGCTCGACGATTGACGGCGCCGGCAGTGGAAGAACACGTAGTGACGCCCACGACGCGCCCACCGTTGATTTCACTCAAGTTTGGCTTTCGCCCTGCCTCTACGCGCGTAAGAGGCTGAAAAAAGACCTACAGACGGCCAGCGGGCAGACAATCCCGGCGGGCACAAAACTGGCGGACGTCTTCAAGAAAGGGCTTTATATGTGCTTCATTGAAGGCATAAAAGGCCCGGTTGAACTGCGCGACGAATGCCATAAAGACTATTGGGTTGGTGGAGTGCTGAGACAGCGCGCTATCTCAGCACTGGGTAGCGGGATTGAGGACATTATTAACTCGAATATGCAACTCAACCTTGTGTATTCGATTATCTACGAGCAGTTGCGCACGTCGGCTATGCCTGCCACATTGTTCGATACGCGGCTGCTGCCGAATGGCGTAAGCGCATACCTCGGCTCTCTCTCGAACATTCCGGTTGAACTTGCAGCCCTAGACGATAAGCGAAGCCTTCAAGATTCAGTTTACCAATTGCAACCACAGCCACCGTCAGCGCAACACTTCGCCTATACGGACAAACTGAACCAGCACATGCAGTTGGCCAGCCGTGTTACAGACTTTTCCGGCGGCCTGCCAGGCGTGCAGAACGACACGGCGACGGGAGCAGAGATTCTTGACGCGAACTCGCAAAGCCTATTCGCGCCACAGTTGGCCAATAAGGCCGAAGTTGATAGGCGAGGCGCTGAGATTGAGTTGAACTTATTCAAGGCGAATCAGTTCGACGAAATGTATATCTCGTTACAGGGGCGCCGTGGTGAACAGGACGGCATATGGCTTAGTGCGGCGGATATAAACACCGATCTTTACGCCGAAGTAGTTCCCGATTCTTACCTGCCGCAGACGAACCGTGAGCGCCGTGAGCGCTGGGACGCGTTCTTGCAGCGTGTGGGCGGGTTGCCGGGGCTGAAAGCAGCGT